CTGGGTAAAGCCCTTATGCCCGCAGGAAGGGCATCTCCGCAGGCTCCCGCCCTTGTCATGGTAATGGCCAGCACCATAGCGCAATACTCTTAATTGACCGGCTGGGAATACTGCGCCACATTCCCTACATCTTCTCAGGTATTTAATCATCTTTTGCCTCCGTATTATCGCTAATATTACCCGATAATACTTCTTACTTGATACCTTTATAGACTACCTTATCTCTTGATTTCTTTTGCCTGGTATATTCTGACTGGTATCGAGTCCAGTTTGCGAGTGTCAAGACACCATCAACCTCTTCCAGCCGTCCCTCATGAATACATTTAGCGATAACCCTGTCGAGTAAGACCTGTTTAATATTGAGCTGGTTGGCAATAAAATCACGGGGTAAAGGGCGCCCGTCATTGTCGCAAATCTTACCATCTTGACCGATTTCTCCTCCAATTGCAATAATATCCGCCCAAACTCCTCGCTCTTCCGCAGTGAATTGCCACCGGATTGAACCATGCAACCACCCTGTAACAAATAACTTGACCCAGGTGCGCCTTGTCGGACTTCCCATAGCTAAATTCCTCCTGTTTTTCTAACTTCTACTGTAATAAATTGTATAACAAAGGTTGTAACTTGTCAAGTAACTCAGGTTGTAACCTAAACAAATATAAGTTACTCACTTTGTTACATGCCCACTACAACGAGAAGGAGAAGGAGAACAGAAGGAGATAAGAGAACTTATCAGTATCTTACTTTTCTTTCTTAATTATATCGCTTTGCTCTTGAACCTACGGTTCAAACTCCCTTTTACCCTGTATTACCTCGTATTATCGGAAATATTAGCAGGTAATACTCTATATAATACTCTGTTCCTAATCCCTACTTGACATCTATGCTATAATGTGCTAATAATCTATTATGGACTTGCTGTCAATTTAAGTCCTTTCTTTTTAAGCCCCTTAATCAGGGCTTTCTTTTTGGAGACCTTTATGGAGATTTCCTTTATCGCTAGTCTACCTGATATTCAATCGGCCATCCTTATTAGTGGGGATGGCGCTACCAGATTGAAACTGGACATACCAGAATCAGAACTACCAGAGGCTATCAAGTTAGTAATGCTTAAAGGCACTGCCTTCAGGGTGAGTATAAATGACCAAATCACAATTAAACACAGAGAAAAAAGAGAGGAAGATAAACCCAAACTCTCTCAAAAACCTAAAGCCGTTCAAAAAGGGCGAGGTCAGAAACCCAAACGGCAGGCCAACTAAAGACTATTCTATCACTACAATTATCAAGGAGATGCTAGACCTGCCATGTGACGCTGCTATCCCGGGAGCAGATGGGGTTAAGACCTGGAGACAGTTAGTGGCAAAGGCAATCCTTTATGGTTCTGCTAAAGGGCAGCCTCAAATGGTAAGCCAGTTACTCGACAGGGTAGAGGGGAAGATTACTCAGCCCATTGGTGGTGAAAACGGTAATCCGATAGAGGTAGATATTGACTACAGGGACAAGCTCACTGCTACAATCTCTCGTCTCGTTGCCAGAGTCAGAGAGAATCAAAGCGATACACAGTCTGACTGATAAGCAGGCTGGTGATTGCCTCTATGACTGGCCAGTATGGGCCAGAGATAAACAAATCTCACCTGGAGGCAAGTGGTTCATCTGGTTATTACTATCAGGCCGTGGCTTTGGTAAGACCCGAGCTCTTACTGAGCTAGTCAGGAAGTGGGCTTATGAAGGGTTTACTCCCATAGCATTGATAGGACAGACTAAAGGTGATGTCAGAGACACCATCGTTGAGATAGGGGACAGTTCGATACTCAAGATATCCCCTCCCTGGTTTTTACCGGAGTATGAGCCTTCCAAAAGACGTTTAACCTGGCCTAATGGCACTCAGGCTATAATCTATTCAGGTGATGAACCAGACCAGTTAAGAGGCCCGCAACACGCAAAAGTAGCGATTGATGAATTGGCTAAGTTCCAGTACCCGCAGGCCACATGGGACAATATGATGATGGGTTTAAGGATTGGTGATGACCCACAGGTAGTCATAGCTACCACACCAAGACCTCTTAAATTACTCCGTGAGATAGCCAGAGACCCCAGGGCGGTTGTCACCCGGGGACATACCACAGAAAACAAGGACAACTTGGCACCTGAGTTCCTTGAATATATCATGGCCAAGTATGAAGGCACTCGGTTAGGCCGGCAAGAGCTGGCAGGTGAGCTTCTAGAATCGACACAGGGGCTTGTATATGATGCCTTTAATGCTGAGGTATCCATCATTCCACGCTTCGCTATCCCTGCTGATTGGCCGAGATACTTTGGTCAGGACTTTGGCAGGGTGAACACCGCGGCAGTCTGGTACGCTATGGAACCGGCTACAGGTTTCCTTTATCTTTATCGGACATATCTCAAGAAAGCTGCCGTTGTCGACCATATTAAGAACTTCCAAGAGTTGAGTGTTAATGAGTCATTCAGGAGAAAGAACGGGGGCAATCATCAGGAGCAGGAAATAAGGGATGGTTACTCATTGGCCGGGTGGCAGTTGAGCGAGCCGACACTAAGCAACAACGTCAAGGAAAGGATTAACCGGGTTAACTCACTCCATGCACAGAACAAGATATATGTCTTCAGCGACCAGCATGAGTATATAGATGAAAAGACCTCGATGTCCTATGAGATAGACAAAGAGGATATTATGATAGAGAAGATACACAATGAGCCATCATTTCATCTCATGTTCGCTGAGTCCTATATATTAAGTGAGATACAGCCGACTAATACCATGAAGGATAGTAGTAAAAGCAGGCAGACTATCTTCGTGTCAGGATAAATTATGAACATAGAACAGTGGAAGCAATATTATATCGGCATTTTGTCAAGGACATTCCTCAGACCTGAGAAGAAGGTTGAGATAATAGAGAGATGCGGTGGGTTAAAAGTCAGGATGTTGTCTGATAATAAGAGTAATATGATTAACCGTAAGGAAACTGAAGATGAGGCCATTGAGAGGTTGAAAGCAGAGATAATATCTATTAAGGCGGTGATGTAGTGGAGTTAAGAGACATTGAAAGAATAAGGCAAGTGAGGGGTGATACAATCGAGACAGAGAAAAGGGCTTTAAGGAGTTTCCTCTTTCGGAACGGCCTAACTATTGATGGGAATCCCGTCAGGAATATTCAAGAAATACCATCTAGTTCCGATGAGATTACCTTTCGCTGCGGACGGTCTGAGTTCTTAGAAATGGTGGGGTTGAATAAAGATGCCTAGAAGTTTCACGGATTGCGTGTCAGGTGGCGGACGTGTCAGGACTAAGACGTTAAGTGGTGGTAAGTATATACACCTTTGTAAAGACAAAAACGGGTGGCATCATGGTGAGGTCAAAGAAAGCAAGGGGAAGACAGCCTCTTTCCTGGAGAAAAAATAAAGATTAGTTGTCCAGCCTATAGAGAACCAGTTGAAATGAACAGGATGCCGTTAAGACAGTGGCTCTTAATGTTACCTTTATGCCTCTTAATTATTCCTGTTGGTATCATCTATGCTTTGACCTATGTTCTACAGATACCCTATTTCTTACTGAATGAGGGTAGTTTAGTGCGTGAATATCAGCTACATATAGGCAGTAGGGCAAAGCATTGGAAAAGCAATGAGAGAAGTGGGTAGTCCTGCTAAATACGCTTTGAATAAGGTTATTACTAAGACCTTGAAATCATTATGTTCTAAGCCTTTGAGTGTATTGGATGTGGGTTGTGGTGATGGCAATTATGCCAACTTCTTTAAAACTCTAGGATGTTCTTATTGTGGTATTGACATTAAAGCGCACCCGGCATGGACAACTGATTGCAAGGTATATAATGCTGAATACCTAAAAGACTTCAATGGCAAGTACGACCTGATAATATCAATTCACTCCCTCGAACATATAGAGGATGATTTAAAGGCAGTACAAGGTATGGCTTCTAGGCTCAAAGATGATGGGGTTATCCTGTTGGCGTTGCCCAGCAAAGCGAGTTCTTTACTCTATCCTTCTCATGGTTACAGGAGATATAGCATTGTAGATATACAGGCACTAGCCGTAAAAAGCCACATGGCAGTGGAAAGTATCATATCAACAGGCGGGATAGCGAGTTCCACCCTCCATTACCTTACCTGGACAAAACCTTCGAAGCGTGGGGTAGGCGTTAGTAAGTTCTTTAAGAGGCATAATGTCCTAGTAGAGATATTCTATAAACTGGAGCAATGGGCCGCCTATATTGATGCTCTACTGGAGATACGGCCTAGTAATTACGTGGCAAAGCTGAGTAAATAATGAAGGTTAAACTGCCCATATCATGTATTAAAATACCATGTATCCTGTTGAGGACTCAGGCGGGTAGAGTAGTAATCTGGTCTTATTACGTTTTGAATTAGGAGAAGCCCATGTTAGGTGAAGCATCAGAGGAACTAGCTATTCTTAAAAAGTTAAAGACACGCAGGCAACCCCTGATAGACCGCATGGATAAGACCTTCGGCTATTTTAGAGGTGATAAGTTCACCATGCCTGAATCAGAGGGTAAGTGGGATAACGTCACTTCCAACAGGGCTCAGTCCGAAGGGTGGAAGATGATAAACATTCTCGCTGGTGCCAGAAGGTCTATATTCAATGAGGCCAAGAAGGAAGACAAAGAGGACAGGAATAAACTCAGCTATAATGAACTTCTGGTCAACGGGCTGCTGTTTGGTGCTGAGAGTAAGGAGGGATTACCGGATGAGCCGTGGTTACAGGCGCAGATGGCCTTCTACAGAGTGGTCAGGGGATGGGGCGCTTATCGTTTAATGGTCATGGAAGATGAGGACAAAAATCCTTACCTTGACTTAGCTGTGTGGGACTCCAGGAATGTCAACTATATCCCTGGAAAGAAAGGGTTGTTGAAGGTCTATTATACTTCATTCCCATTAAAAGAGCAGGCAGACGATGAATACGGCAAGGATTTCAGTGAGGATAAAGACGGTTGTGTGACTAGGGTGGATGTATGGGCCTGCGGTAAGGGAATGAAAACACATGAGGCCGTGATAATAGGTAACGAGTACGTCAAGAAGGAACTGGTCAAGATAGGCGGGCAGTCTATTGATTATCTCCCGATAAGGATACAGGCTGGGGGCGCTGTACCCTGGGTGGTTAAGAGTGATTCAGTCGGCTCGATTGAAAGCGAAGAGAATATATCCAGTGTTGGCGAAGACTACCTGGTGAATAACAGGGAACTACTTGATGTTGAAAGCAGACTATTGACCTATAATCTGTCCGCAGCTGGTGAGGAAGC